GGATGTAAACACTCTATTTGATCATTTTTGGAACAAGTCTTGTTCCTGAGTGGAACAAATCATTCTTCCGAGACCAGAGTCGAGAAGTTGTGTTCCTTCCGCGCGACCATCTTGTGATCAAACTTACCGTCAAGCTGGTCGCCCTTGTGCGAGATAACGAACGTGTTGGTGTCCTCGTCGAGCGTACCAAGGATCTTAAGGAGATTATCAACACCCTCGACATCGAGACTTGAGTCAAAAGTCTCGTCAAGGACCAGAAGGTTCGTCGACGTAGAGTTCTTCATCCGAGCGATCTGCCGCCATGTGAATAGCAGTGCAAGGTCAATACGGCTCTTCTCACCTTCGGAGAATGATGCGTAGTTGAATGTATCACGATACCGTGACTTGATCGACTCGTTAAATGCCTCGTCAAGATGGAACGACACGAAAAAGTCAAGGACTTGGAGATACTTGTTGATCAGCTGATTCATCGCAGGGAGGTATTCCTTCACGATCTTGGTCTTGATGCCAGAGTCCTTTAACATCTCTGCAGCTGCCTGCTTGTACGTCTGAGTGCCCATCAGGTCAAGCTTCTTTTCAGTCAGAGTCTCCTTCTGCTCCTTGAGTTCATCCAGCCTGGTATTGGCCTCTTGGAGGTCACCGCCCTTGCCCTCTAGCTCGGTTATAGACTCCTCGATCTCTCGAATTGATTTCTGGAGCCGTTCAATGGCCTGATTATTGGAGTGAATCTCAGAGTTGGCTTCTGCCACGCTATTCGAGACCTCACGAAGACGTTTATGCTCCTCCTCCAAATTAGCCGATTCGGAAGCCGCATGATCGAGAGCATCCTTGAGTTCACGAGACTTCTCTCTCGCACCAGAGAGCTTTTCCTCTCGTAGCTCTGAGTGTATATCCTGGGTACACGTAGGACACGTAGTATTCTCTTCGTAGAATTTCGCCTCCTTAACAACAGAGGTGACCTGCTGCTGAAACTGTGCTTTGTATTCAAGGACCTTTTCTCGCCTTGATGACAGCTCTGCAATTCGCTCGTCGAGTCCATCGTTTTTCTGTGCGATGTCCTCCGAGAGAGTCGTGTTTCGAGTTTGTAGTACGCCAATCTCTGACGTATACTCAGACACCGCATCGCGCTTTTGTCTGATCTGTTCATCATTCATCTCCGTAATATCACGAATATACTTCCGCTGGAGCGTGATCTTCTCCTTGGTCAGGTTAATCTGGTAGTCAAGATCCTTTAGCTCGTCCTTAATCTTTGACAGATGCTCCTTCAGTATTGCATTCATCTTAGAGAAAATCTGAATATCAAGCAGATCCTCAATAACCTCTCTCCGCTGACCGGCGGGCAACTGCATAAAGGGAATGAACGACGACGAACCAAGGACTACAATCTGATGGAATGACCGATGATTCAGCTTCAGAATGGACTGCTCAAGATATTTCTGGTAGTCCCGAGCATTGGATGACTGATTGATCATCTTGCCGTTCTGCCAGATTTCAAACTTGTTCGGACGAATACCACGGACTACCTTAAACGAATGAGCCGAGACACGGAATTCAACCTCGATCTCCATTGCCTTCTCGTTAATCGAGTTGACCAACTGATCCTTCTTGATGTTACGGTGTGCTTTACCGAACAGACCAAACGACAGCGCGTCAAGCATTGTTGATTTGCCCGCACCGTTGTCACCAACAATCAGTGTCGACCGATGCTGATTTAGTATTACCTCGGTCCAATTGTTGCCTGTCGAGAGAAAGTTCTTCCAACGTACCGCTTGAAACTCAATGCTCAAAACAGAAATACCCCGCCTGATGTTCGTGTGTCAACATACCTGAACGGTACGAATCGGGCTTTGTACAAATGCCCCAGTCCTCGTCAATTCTGGCAAACCACTTACAGTTACAAGAACAATCTGGATAACTGTCATCTGAGTGCTCCCATCGAATTACATCACCACCATAGTCACTATAGTCTGTCGAGAGAATAGGCACAAAGTTCCAATTGTCATCGCTCATACAATTTCCTCATTCATTGCCTCGACGTAGATTGACCGCATCAGCTCCTTTAGCCGATCCTTTTCAAGGTCAGTCTCCGTATTATCAACATACGAGTCCAGTAGCTCTGTTGTATCCTCGACAGAGACCTGCTCGTCCACATCAACATTCTCGCCCATAAATTCACCAAAGTTTTCGGCAATCTTTAAGTCGTGATGTTCAATCTGTTGTATTCTATCAATAAATCGGTCAAATGTAAATGGGTCCGTCTTATTGACAACGACGACCTTGACAAATTTATTTTGTAGATGTGACGTATCATAGTCTCGGAAGTAGTCCGTGCCGTCCGAATCGTCATAGTAGACCTTCTCGAACATCGTGAGAGGACAGCGGACCGCCTCGATCTCACGTGTCTCTGTGTCAATGACATGGAAGTACTTAGGATCACCAGCATCAGCCCAGGTAAATTCCATCTGCGATCCAAGGTATCGGATATTGTCCTGCTGAGACCGAGTGTGGAAATGGCCTGAGAGAACCGTTTCAAATCTACTGAAATGATTTGCGGACATACCTTCGGTTGATTTCATACCGCGCATCATTTCAAAGCCCGACAGCTCAAGGTGACCACCAATCCATGGCGCATCACACTTCTTGATAAACCGCATTGCCGAATCGTAGTTCTCTGGATTAATCCAGGGGATCAGACCGATCCGCAGACCAGAGTAATCAACCACCGTGGGCTCTGTAATAATGTTGATCGTCGATGTAAAGTAGCCGAGAAGCTCCTTCAGAGAGTTTAGATCGTTGGTCGATTTGTAATATACATCATGGTTACCAAGAATGATATCCATCGTAATGCCCTGGTCTCGAAGCCGTTCAAGGAACATCTTTCTTGACGCGTGCTGTACCTTAAAGTTAATATACTTGCGATGGTCATACAGGTCTCCAAGATGGAGAATCTGATCAATCGAGTGCTCCTTCAGATACGGAAAGAACGTCTCGTCAAAGAATCGTTGGTGATAATCAATGAAGATATCAGACGAATTGCGGATACCGAAATGGGTATCGTTAATGACTGCAATCTTTGCCATGGTCTACTGCTGCCTCATGAATAGCTCGATGCCTTTAGGATTCTTTTTGGTCTTTTCCTTCTCTGTGTTTTTATATTCCTTCAGTAATTCATCGCGGTTATGCACCTGGTCAATACGGTCACGGAGCGTATCAACAAATGCTCGGTTTGCCGAATCAACTCCTACGTCACCAGATTCCTCAATAAACTCATCAATACCGGCATTCTCGATATACTTAACACGGATATCCTGCTGCCGCTTTTCCTTTGAAAGCCTACGAAGGAATGCGTAGTACGAAATCTGTGTAAAGTAGGCAAAGGCATTTGGTGTGCCGGTCCGTGTCGCGGTATCAATGTTATAATTCATGATCGCCTTGAGACAATTCTCGACCGCATCCATTACCATTTCCTCACGGTAGGTATAGCGGATAAAGTTCGGCTTGTGTGATAGCCCCTCGGCAATCTTAAGAAAACATGTGGCAATATAGTCTGGCACGACTGGGATCTCGTCACCAGCCGCCTCTGCCTCGTTGACTCGCTCAACATACTCGACGACCGCGTGCGAGAATTCCTTATTGTTTACATAGTGCTGAGGCTTTCTTCTCGTTACTGCCATAGTTACTCCACGTCGTCAAGGTAAATGATTTGTTCAGAAGGGTAATAAGGTAAGGAAATCTCTTGTTTACTACTTAGTTGACCCTGGTAGATATACTGTTTATTGTTACTTGGCTCACCTTTCCGCTTAAATACAATTGCTCGGTCATTGTAATATTTGCCGTCCGGAGCACGATATACGTGAGGATACCGAGTACAGCGAGCCATGATCTTACCGTCTGGTCGCTCCTCCTCAACAAAATCATTCTCCGTGATCATCGAGATCGGCTCCATGTCAATTAACCGCTCAAGCATCTGTGCCATCATTTTCATAACATCAGGGTCATTTGATGCAAGTTCGGCAGACTCTCGGAGGAACTGAATCATTGTCGGACCAAGATTGGTCTTGTTGAAATTAATAATCTTGAGTTCATTCTCGGCGTATTCAGTCAGGTAGTCCACAAATTGCTTTTCCATGATTTCTCCATATTAAAAGCTATATACATTGCATTATATCACACAAAAAGATTCGTGTAAATACCCTGCTAGGGGTTTACAGAACCAAAGAAGTGTGATATAATCTAATAACCGCCGGTGGGCAGGTGGATATACTGGTCCAAGGTGGATCAGTGAAGGATTCTCTCTGGAAGAATATTGTATTCGGTTTCACTGGACTCATCATCTTCTGGTTCCTCATCATCACTTTCATAAAACAAAAACGAGGTGCCTTCTGCAAGTGTTCTAATCTGAATCTGCATAGGTTTTTGAACATACAGAACATCAGGACTGTGGTCGTCCTCAGGCAAATCATCATTATCAAGGACAATTGCAATCAGTTCATCACCAGTGACGAGCTTAATGTGGCGGATATTCACGTCATCTAATTCAGTCATTCGAGCGGTATCTCATATATTTGGAAGTTGAATTTTTCTTTCGAGTAGATCCGAATTCGCTCACCAGAATGGTTCAGCGTGTAGTTCTTGGATTTACCCCAGTGGAGATCATCAGCCAGGTCATAAAGTGTTGTATCACGCCCATCATCTGCCTTACGGAGACCGCGCCCAATGGACTGAAGGACACGAATCTGTGATTTTGATGGAGACGCGAAGATGATATTGTGGATATTTCTTATATTTACCCCTGTCGAGAATACGCCTTGTGACGCGACAATAATTGCATCCTTTTCCTTCTCTGTGATCTGCCGTACTTGTTCACGACCTTCGACATCTGTTTCACCAGACACATAGAATACATGGCGGTTATCAGCTGCCTTGGTGCGGATAAGATCGTGGAGAGGTTTACCGTGCTTATCGACGTATTGGAATAGAACCAGAGTATTACCTTCCTGGTCAAGAGCAAGATTGCGAATAAACTTATTCCGCTTCTCGTTCGTGACAATATAATCAATCTCTTCGTGATACTTAGAGCCCTTTATCTCCTTCCTTACCGATTCGGGATACTTGAGTAGGAGAACATTGATGTTCAGTGATGCAAGAGAACCAGAGTCCATCAGATCACGAGTTGTAGTGACATACCGTACTGGTCCGAACAACCCTTCGAGGACGAGCTTGTGTGTCTGTGTTCCGTCCAGTGTGCCCGTGGTACCGAACCGATACTCGGCTTCAGAACACTTGGTGAGGACTGAAGTGAGTGACTTGGCCTTAAAGTTGTGTGCCTCATCACCAATGACACAGCCGAATGACGAGAACCAGTCTTTTTGTAATTTATAGATTGACTGCCATGTCGAGATAATGATCCGCTGATCCGATAGGATTTTCTCCTTGCCGCCATAGATCCTATGGACAACACTCTCCGAATCAAACGAATCATCAGTTTCCGAGTAATCGGCAAAGTCAGAAGCCATTTGCTCGACCAATGATGTCGTAGGAACCACGATAAGGATCTTATTATCATAATTTTCAAGATACCAACGGCAAATCAGATAGATGATCAGTGACTTACCAGATGCCGTAGGTGATACGAGCAACGATTGCTTGTTCGAGAGTGCGTGATCTATTGCCTCTTCCTGGTAGTCCCTCGGTCTGATAGGGTTACCTTTCGAGGACAACGGTATATCTTTGATAAAAGAGAGATCGATTTGTTGATTTGATCTTGGAGGACCGTAAATAGGGTTATCGACGTCCTCGATTGTATACTCTCGTCCTTCTGCTTCTGCAAATGCTCTGATGTAATCATACAGCCCTGCGTATATCTTATTGGTCCGAGCATCAAGCAAACGAATCTTGCCGTCCCATACGCGATTCTTGTATGCCGGCATGTGCTGATATCCTGGCACATAGAATTCAAAAAACTCAGACAGCTCCGCAAGGGTCGACCGATCATCACAGTCAACCTGGAGGTACGCATGATCTACTTTGCGGAGCCGTATGGTATCAGACATTTAGATCCCGGATGTGAATTTATTCCACTCGATGATATTTTTGATATTTTGGTGACGCCAGCGGATGTTCGAAATAATCTCCTCAAGCGTCGAGACCAATTCCTTGAGGTAGTCAATCTTCATCTTTGCGGTCTGGATATGCTCATCTGAATTGTAAAAATAGTCCATGTCACCTTTCAGGACCTTGAGTCCATTCAGAGGATCATAGTCCCAACCACGAGCATCGATCTCATCCTTGGACATTTTACCGTTGTACCACATCCACTTATCTTTTAACAAAGTGTGGTACTCTGCCTCTTTTTTCTTTAACTGTAGTCTTGAGACGGATAGCATCTCAAGATATTTTGCATGGAGTCGAGCGGACTCACGAGACGATTCATCGAGTTTCATCTCGTCAATCTCGGAGTCTGCCTTCCACATTTCAAGTACATCTTCAATACGAAGCGCCATAATCTACAACCTCACTGGTGCATAATGATTCTGGTTTTATTTATACCTTTTACGGATAACGAAACTTTTTTGCCTGCTCCTCTGTTAAACAATAAACCGAGTCAATTCTGACCATTCCTAGATCCTCACCAATCTTTTGCCCTAACGATCTTGCGTTTTCTTGTACATGCGTGATACATGCTTCTTCTGTTTCAAATATGGGGTTTTCAAATGTATAGGCACCAATGTTACCCATAGATGAACCTAGAAACACAATGATAATCCAATTCATTTTTTACCTACTGTCTCTGCTGCTTCATGATATGTGAGTTCAGCATCCATCCATGTTTCTTGTGAGCACGAAGCCGTTCAACGAGCATATCCTCAATATCATCACTACCCTCGTCCTTGGCTGCGGTCATGGCAATCTTAATAATCCGAATGACCACATCATTGGCCCGAACAAGATTTTCCATTTGTTGGCCAGCATCAATGACCACGTCATCGTCTTCGGCAACCTGAGATAGCTCGGCAAACTCACCTAAGGTCCCTGCTGGAAATTGACCAAGTGCTCGAATATTTTCCGCAATAAGGTCAACGCTCTCGTAGGTTTCCTCATATATCTCTTGGTAGAACTCATGATGTGAATAGAAACCAAGTCCCATCACGTGCCAGTGATACCGTTGAGACTTAAGAGCAAATGCAAATGTAGAGGCAAGCAGTACGTTTAGATCTTGTTCGAGCATTATTACTTCACCTTAAAATATGAATAGTTAAATGTAACATCGCCAACCAAATATTCAATGCTTGTATTCTTTGCATCAAAATCCAGAGTTGACAGCGACGTAGGATACGCGTCGGCAAACTGAATCTCTCGCGATACGTTATTGTGTGAGTTCAGTACCATAAGGGAAATATCACGTGTCTTACGGATTGCAGGACCGTCGGGTTCGACAACCAGACCTACGAGCCATTCATAAATTTCATAATAATTCTCAAGCTGTTCGTCCACCAAGAATGTGCAAGAGAATGGAGAAAAATCAACTTTGTCCCCTGATATATCAATATTGCCCTGCGGTGTTGCAAACGCTGCCGCTTCGACTGATATCTCTGGAATCGACGCAGTCTGTACAGAGAACTGAGCATTTGGATACCGCTGAGCATCAATCAGTAAACGAAAGCCAATCGGACTCGCGTACGTAATATCATCAAGTAGTTTATTTGATGCTGAATCCGAAAAATCTACCGATGTATCATATACCATTATCCAGTACCTTCAATATCGTCCTTATCCGACACAATTTTTTCAATATGGAGATACGGTATTCGTTCATTTGGCACGTATCGCCAATAATGGCTTATATTATTGGATTCTTTTGTTGTTCGGTATATACCAAAAACAGTCTGCGACAATCCAATTTTGACAATTAATGCACGCTCGCCATCAAGAACGACCTCGTCACCCTCTTTGAACTGACCATTAAACTTAAACGAGAATCCTTTTACGATCCGACCTGCGGAATCCTTTAACCATAATGAAACGATCAGAGCCACTGCACCCGAGACAAACGGACCGATGAATTCAGCAATGCGCTCTTCCATCGTGTTCCCCTGTAAATCCTGGTATTATTTATACCCAAAAAAAAGAGGGCTCCGAAGAGCCCTCCACATCACATCCGTATTGGGTGATTTAGCCAATATCAGATTAGCTAGCACCCAGGATGTTGTCCACACGGAAGATACGATAGTACTCGTTTCCGCGGACCGGACCGACGTTATCGACCGGAGTCGTGTTACCGGTTGAAGTGCCGACGAATGGGTTCGCGACCATGCCGTAGCGGGTCTTGAAGCCAATCTTCGGCTGGAAGGTATTCTCACCAACCGCACGAACCATTGTGAGCGGAACGTATGGGCAGTAGAAGATACCAGCGTCGTACGGGTTAGTACCACGATAGCCGACGGTCAGGTAGTTGACCTGCGCGTACGGATCGATGTACACCTTCATACCTGATGTCAGCGTACCGACAAAGGTATTGCCTGTGTCATCAACCTGAAGATTCGAGTTGGATGACAGGGCAGGTGTGTTGTCGAGGTAACCAGTACCCGAAAGGGCGGCTGCCACGTCTGATGAACACAGGATAAAGTTACCCTTACCGCGACGTGTTTCACGTGAAATGACATTGGCCTCACGCTGCAACTGAACCAGCATGCCCTGATACTTCTCAACCGACCAGCGGCCATCAGCATCAACATCAAGGTCAAAGATACCAGCAGTTGTCAGATCACCCTGCTGCGCACCAAGCTTGGCACGTGAGTTAATGGTACGAACCATCTCACGGTTGATCTCAGCCAGAATCTCAGCGGACAGGATATTCGCGAGCTCAGACTCGGCATCCAGACCGTGGATTGACTTAAGATCCTGCGCCAATTCCATGGTGTACTCAGCCTTGAGTGCACGTGTCTTGGCAGTAACAGTGGCGCGCTCGATGGTGAATGACATCTCGCCGAACGCATTGTCGGCCGCGTCACCAAGAGCCTCACCCTGAGCGGTTGACATACCGCCACCGAAACCAAAGTTGTCAGCAACCTGGTCAAACGGATCGGAATCAACAGCCGCACCTTCGCCCGGAAGCGATGATGGGTTACCGGAATGAGCACCATTCTTGTTATTCTCCGAGGTGCCGTCGAACGAGCTTGAGGAATAATCCGTCAAGGCCTCATTAAACAGAGCCTCTGAAGAATCCAGACGATTGGCAGCGTCGTTGTAACGGCTCTTCATCGCGAAGATAAGACCCGTAGGACCTGACATCGGCTGAACACCAGCAATGTCATACGCGATGAGATTAGGCATCGCACGACGAACGAGTGAGATCAGAATTGGATCCCAGTTGTTGATTGCCGCACCAGTTGAGTTAGTCGGCGCATCCTCTGAGAGGTACTGCGTCTGACCGCGCTGTTCAGCGAGTTCACGCTCGGTGTTCTCGAGAACCTGGGCAATAACGCCCTTCTTGTAGTTATCTGTAAGAGTAGGAGCCTCATCGGCCTCGAGGACCGGCTTCCACTTCTCAAGATTTTTGTCGTCAGTAAACATTTGGATACTTCTCCTTAATGGATCAATTAGCTAGTTGACCGCTTGAGGGCATCGAGATAACGTGACATTGAACCTGAAACCTCACGGGTCTCGTCGTCGGTGTCATTATCCAGGTCCTCAGTGATCGAGTCTGTGGTGGATGATGTGCGTGTTGAAGAACCGAAGTATGATTCCTTGATAGTGGAAACCTTATCAGCAAAGGTATCCTCGTTCTCAAAATCAATTGATTCTGTCAGACCACGGAGCTTTTCAGCCTGTGTGGCAGTCAGATCTTCGGCAGCCTCGCGGACGATCTTCTGGCGAGTAAGATCCTGAACCTGTTCCTTCAGAGTCATTGACTTCGTGACGGATGTGTTCAGCTCTTCCTCAAGACGATCAACCTTGTTTGCCAGCTCGTCGACGATATCAGTCTTAGACTCAGGTACCTCAACGTAGTGCTCCTGGAAGACACCTTTCAGAGCGCCCATGAACGACTCGGCAATCTCGGCACGGAGACCGTTCTCGATTGCAAGCTTGTTCTCTTCAACCCAGTTTTCAACCACATAATTGAGATACTGATCGACCTTCTCGACAAGTTCTGTCTGAACACGGTCAGTCTCTTCCGCGAGCTCATCTCTGTACTGCTCCTCCAGCTCTTCGACCCGTTCGCCGACGCGAGCATTCAGTGCAGCCTCAAAAATGACCTCTGCCTTTTCCTTAAAGCCTTCGGAAAGGGTAGCCTCGGAATCAACTAGAGCCTCGATGTCCTCCTTCATGGAGTCCTTCTTCTTGCCCTTGTAGCCTTCTTCCTTTTCCTTCTTACCCTTCTTGGACATTTCGGACTCGCCGTCCTCCATATCCTCTTCTTCGTCCTCATCCTTGGCTTCGTACATCATCTTTTCGACCGTCTTGGCAAGATCATCCTTCTTCATCGAATGCATCTTGTCATAGGCAGCCTTGATCATACCAGCCTTGGTCTTTGGAAGCGGCTTTGCCGTAGGAGCGGCATCAGCGGCCTTTTCGACCTCATCAACGCCGGTACCCTTGGCTACTTCCTTAGCCTTGGACGCCTCATCCAGATTCGCGATTCCCTCGTCAGAAACTTTGTCATCAACGAGTTCATCGCGGAGTTTGCTGTTGTCATCGGACATTGCATATACTCCTGCTATGTCAAAGTTTTGAGAGGAAATCAGTAATTGATTTCAGTCTCGTACCTAATCACGTAAGTCCCACAAGGGGAGTACCCATTTATATAATATTCGTGGTTTCCCACAAATTCCTTTATTACCTTTATTTATAAAAAGTACAATTTCTGGCCAATAATTAACTATTTTGTATAAAAAGAGAAAGCTTGTCTCGGATCTCGTCTTCCTTATCTGGATCAAGTGATCTTGGATTCAATGCCATCCTTTTTGCGACCATGTCCATCAAATCAACCATCTGCTGGACAGTTGGTTTCTTTGACTTCACAACCTTTTTTCCGAGCTTCTCGTTATCAAGGACGTCCATAATCGCGTCGTCCATGCTCATTTTCTTTCGTTCATTCAACATGCCGAGATAAGCCTCGGAAATTGCCTTAATGTCGTTGAGGTCACTCATGTTTGTACCTACAGGTTGTTCAGAAAGTCTTTGAATACCTTGATTTGCATCTCGTCAAGCTGACCTGAAGGCGTCGTCCGAATTGTCTTTTGGATACCCTCGGCAGTCTCGGCTCGGATAATGCCATTATCGATGTACCAGTCAACACCTTCCATGATACCATTCACGAAGGCTTCAGGTGCAGACGGATCCTGGACAATATCAACGGTCGAGAGCATAAAGTCATCGGATACCATTGTCTTGCCGCCTTTTTGTTTCAGTGATCCCATGCCTCGAGTTGATACACCAAGCTGAACCTCTCCATCCATCAGACCGCGGACAATCTTGCCCATCGGAGTCTCAAGGATCTCGGCCTTGCCCATCACGTTATTACCGTCCCAACGAAGCTCTGTGATTTTGTGCGACACACGATCAAGATTAATTGTTGGTGAATCCGGATGACCAAGCTCACCGACGGCGCGTCCTCTGGACACCTGCTCTGTCTGGTACTTGTTCATTGCGGACTCAAGGATATCTCGCGGATAAACACGACCATTTCGGTTCTGTTTTTCCGCCTGCATGAAGATACCTTCGATCATGTACTTCTTGGTACCATCGACGTCTTCGGTGAGGTACGAAAGCTCTTCGTTGTGTTCGGTAATAAGTTTCATATCTTATTCTCTGTTGTTACTTCAACATTTTTTCGATTTCTGCAAGAACCTTAAAATACTGATCGTATGACTTCTGCAGTCGGCTTTCAAGTTTCTTTCTTGTACTCACGTCTCTAATTGTATCGATCATTGACATTCGAATATCTTGATGTACATCTTCGAGTGAATCAATTTTCTTGCCGAGGTCCCTGGCAGACATTGTACGGATCTCGGAAATTTGCTCCTGCTGTTCCTTCATCTGCTCAAGGTATGCGTCCTTGACCGTCTGAAATTCTGTTTTTGCTTTCATCTTGGTTAATCCTATCGTGGATATGTTATGCGTGTAAGTCTCACATTTGAGCTTGATGCAAACACCTTATCGT